GGGGGGGGGTACTCGCAGAAGACCGACGGGCTTTTCTACGAGCCGAGCGGCATAAAACCGTCAGTTTACAGCCTTGTCGATGTGCAGGAGTACCAGCGTCTTTGCGATGAGATCGACGGAATGGGCGGAATCGGCGAGGACGAGCGGTGGTTCCTGAAGCTCGCGGCATGTCGTTTTCTAAAGTTCGATTACGAGCATATCGCCGACTATTATTGCGAATCAGACGCCGAGTCGCAGGAGGCGATGGAGGCGTTGAAGTTGGTCATAATCGACAATGACGGTAAGATCGAGGATGCGGCGAACGATCTTGTGGATGCCATGGAGGCGATCTCGTGAGGGTCGGCATATTGATCTTGTCGCACGGCAGGGCCGACAACGTCAAGACATGGGCGCTCTTGGATAAGCGACGCTCGAATCTAGAGCGGTTCTCGGAGAGCATCGGAACGGACGGGAAGTTGTTGGGGAGCCAGCTAATCGCCGCGCAGATCGCATTCAATTTCGGGTTCAGATCAAACGCCGTCGATTTGGTCGAGTACGACAAAGCCGACTTCTGGCACCATTGCGTGTTCACGGTGAACGGATTCACCTACGAGATCAACGACTGCCGTCTGAGCGTTATCGGGAAAAGCTAGGGGTATGAACGCAATGGAGATGATTAACGACCACTTCCAGAACTTCAAGCGGTACCAGATACCCAGGGCGCAGCTCGTCATCGCCGACATCCCCTACAACATCGGCAAGGACGCATACGGCAGCAACCCGAGCTGGTACGTCGGGGGAGATCGGGCCAACGGCGAGAGCGAGAAGGCCAATTCGGAGTTCTTCGACACCGACCACGACTTCCGCATCATGGAGTTCTTCCACTTCGCGAACAGGCTGCTGAAGAAGGAGCCGAAGGGCAAGGCGAGCGAGCTTAAGGCCAAGGGGAACGAGCCGGGATGCATGGTCGTGTTCTGCGCCTTCGAGCAGCTGGGCTACGTGATCGAGAAGGCGGCGCAGTACGGGTTCCCGAACTACATCCCGCTGGTGTTCCGCAAGAACTTCTCGGCCCAGGTGCTCAAGGCAAATATGCGGGTTGTGGGATGCTGCGAGTACGGGCTGGTGCTCTACCGCGACAAGCTGCCGAAGTTCCGCAACACAGGCCCCGACGGCAAGCGCCACATGGTCATGAACTGCTTCGACTGGCAGAAGGACGGCAAGACCCCGAAGGTGCACCCGACCCAGAAGCCCGTGCCTCTGCTGGAACGGCTCATCGAGGTGTTCACCGACCCGGGCGATGTGGTCATAGACCCGGTTGCGGGGAGCGGGACGACCCTTTTGGCCGCCGAGAACCTTGGGCGCGAGTCCTACGGCTTCGAGATCAAGAAGGAGTTCGTGCGGGCCTTCGAGGAGAATATACGGCCCTGCGCGTGTCCGAGAATGTTCTAGGAGCGGACGACTGGCCATGTTAGAATGGGGCCATGGCAAAGGAGAAGCTGCATAAAGAGGACATACCCGTATGCGTCAAGATGAAGAAGCGCGGCCTGAACGACAAGGACATAGCCGCGTATCTCGGGGTGCGTCGCGAGACATTCTCGCAGTGGGTGAACCATCCGAGGACGGAGAACCAAACTAACCTGTCTAACGCCCTGAAAAAGGCCGAGGCCGACGCGAAGGCCGCTATGCTCACCGCGATCCAGAAAGCGGCCGTGGAGACTAAGACATGGCAGGCTGCGGCGTGGTGGCTGGAGAGGAAGTACCCGGAGGAGTTCGCCCGCCCCGAGGTGCAGTTGCAGCGAGAGGCCATGCGCGAGAGCACCGAGCAGCTTGTGCAGGGCTTCGAGTCGGTGGTGGTGAAGATCAAGGAAGCGGCGTACCGTGGAAATCAGCCTGACGCCTAAGCAGGCAGAGTACATCCGCGAGGCTAACAGCCGTTGGAACATCGCATGCGGGGCCGTGCGCTCGGGAAAGTCGCACCTTGCCGTGCAACTGCTCATTCCGGACAACATCATGCAGCGGAGGGGCCTGAAGGGCCTGAACATGATCTTCGGCGCGACCCGCGAGAACATCGAGCGCAACGTGCTGGCACCGATGCGCGACCTTTGGGGGGCTATGGCGGTCGGGGAGATCAACAGCAGATCGACCGTGAAGCTGTTCGGCGACACGGCGTACTGCCTTGGGCTTGAGAACATCGGGGCGCTGAAGAAGATTCGCGGCTCCGAGATCAAGTACGCATACTGCGACGAGCTGTGCGACGTCCACCCCGACGTGTTCCAGCTCGTCCGCTCCCGTCTGTCCCTGCCCTACTCCCGATGCGACGCGTCGTGCAACCCCGAGGGGCCGCGCCATTTCGTGAAGCAGTTCATCGACAGCGAGGGGGTAGACCTCTACTGCCAGACCTATACGCTCTACGACAACCCCTTCCTTCCAGAGGACTACATCCGCGACCTTGAGGCGGGTTACAGGGGGACGGTCAATTTCGACCGATACATCCTGGGGCTTTGGAGGCAGACCGAGGGGCTGGTGTACCCGTTCGATTCCGAGAGCGACTTCACGTGCCCATATGACGATGCCGTGGGCGACGGTCGGGGGCATTGGTTCGTCTCCGTGGACTACGGCACCGTGAACCCGTTCGCCGCCCTCTTGTGGAGGGTAACGCCGCGCAGGGCATACGTTGTCGATGAGTACTACTGGGACAGCCGGGAGAGGGGCCAGCGGCTCACCGACGAGGAGCACTACGCCAACCTCGACGAACTGATAGGTGGAAGGCCAGTTGGCGAGATCGTCATAGACCCGAGCGCCGGGAGCATGAAGGAGACGATCTTCCGGCACGGGCGGTTCAGCGCCATAGACGCGGACAATGCCGTTTTGGACGGCATCGGCACAACGGGCGTGATGCTGCGCAAGGGCGAGATCAAGATCAGCGAGCGGTGCGCCTCGACCATCGAGGAAATGGGAATGTACCGATGGGACGAGAAGGCCGTGGAGGACAGGCCCATAAAGGAGTTCGACCACGCCATGGACGCTTTGCGCTATAGTGCGCAGACTGTGCTTCGCTTCGAGTTGATGGGGTACTGAAATTTCCCAAAAAAAGTTGTTGCCAATTGTGTAACGACGTGATACAATGGTATCACACCGAAGGGAAAGGAACCGAAATGAAAACGCTGAAGCTCATCAAGAACATCGTAGATGTTGACGTTGACGGCCTCAACGCGAAGAACCACTACACCATAAAGGCCATGTACGATGAGATCGGCGAGGACGGATTCGCGAAGATCGTTTTCAAGACCATCGACGAGTTCGACTACACCTGGGCCGACATCGAGAAGGACGGCGGCATCGCACAGGTGAACTCCGACCTTCGCGAGTGCTACGGCGTTGAGATCTAGGAGGGGCAGCCATGAACCAGGAACTGAGCGACAAGATGATCGTTTTCAACCGCAAGGCAAAACTCGCTAAGCTTGACGGCTACGCCGTCATCGCCGGAAAGGTCATGGAGCCTGTTCCGGGAACCCCGTGGGAGATGCGAGAGGTTTGCGCCGTGGATGACTATACGAGCCGCGACGAGGCATTGGCCGTCTGCATGGTCGTGAAGTGCATCGAGAACTTCGTCAACTGGGAGCCTGGTAGCAAGTGGGCGGCGACACGCGATGACGCGGCGAGAGCCATCAAGGGGTTCCAGCAAGACCTCGTGAGCAACTGGGGATGGACTTGGGAGCAGGTGGAGTGCCACGAGGCCATCTGCATGGAGCTGCTGGGGGCGAGCGAGTAATGGATATCGAATGCGAGTGGACGGGGAGCTACCCAAACTTGTGCAGCGGGGAATGGCGTCTGGTCATCGACGGCGAGGACGTTTCCGGCACCATACCGTTCCAGGGCGATCCTGCGATGACTCGCGGCAAGCATCAGCGATGGCACTTCGAGAACCGGTCTGAGGTGTTCGACGACTACGAGGACGGCATGGAGGCCGTGCCGTGGATGGTCAAGCATGGCGAATGGCTCGCTGGCATAGCCCCGTCGGAGTGCTGGCCTCAGGTGTTCGATGCGTTCCAGGAGCACGATTGGCGGTACGGGGAATGCGGGGGGTGCGTTTAGCTGCTATAATCGCCCGTGTGAGACAGCACGGGCGAAAGGCGGCTGATGGGCATCATCGACAACGTTATTTCGCGCCTGGCCGACAAGCTGGGCGCGACCATTCAGGGGAGGGAGCACCGCCAGGGGTTCCGCGACTACCTTGACAAGGGCGGCAGCTACAGCGTCGAATCGGAGATGTGCGAGTCTCTGGCCGACCTTGTGACCATGTTCAGCGCCATACCGATCAGCGGTGAGAACGAGCGGGCTAGATGGCTTGATTCAGTCGCCGACCGCGTTGTGAGGGACAAGCTGCGCCCTACAGTCGCGGCGGCGTTCCTGACTGGCGATTGCGTGGTGGTTCCGTCGTGGAACGGTCGCAACGTCCAGAACCTCGTGGTGAGTTCGGACGAGTTCGAGGTGCTGGGGACGTGCGGCGACGAGATCACGGCCATGGCCTATGTCGTTGACCGATGGGAGAAGCGGGCGGGAGAGGTGTACACGCTCATGCAGGCGGTGGAGCTTGTGCCGTACTCCACCGATTCCGGCGACGCCATGGCGAACCGATACCGGATGTTCGTCAGCAGAAACGGCTACATCCTGCCGTTGTCGGACTTCCCGCACTGGGCAGACTGCTACGAGGAAGAGTGGCACATCCCTAACGTAGACAGGCTGCTGATAGGCCGCATGAGGTCGCACGTGATCGACCCCGCCGACCTTAACGCGGTTAAGGGCGCTCCGATCTGCTTCGGCGCGTCGGAGCCTATCCGCGAGATTCGTTACCTGCTCGACCAGATGCACAACGAATTCGGATTCTCGGAGAAGGCCATTTTGGCGAGCAAGCGCCTTTTCGTGAAGGAGTGGGAGAACGGCAACCAGGTCATCAGGTTTCCGAAGGGCAAGGACAGGTTATTCATGGCCCTCGCCGATTCTGGCGGCGAGCCGAAGATCGAGGAATGGGCACCGGACATCCGTTACCTCGCCTACCTTGAGGCCATCGACAAGCAGGAAAAGCTCGTAGAGCGGGCCGTGGGCGTGTCATCCGGCATCATCAGCACCCCGAACGACATGAACTACCAGAACGTGGACAACGTTCGCAAGAGCCAGCAGAAGACTATGGGCTTCGTTGACACCGCCAGGGGCTACGCCGAGCAGTGCATCACCGATCTCGTCTACGCATGGGACGTGCTTGCGAACTACTACGGCATCACCCCCATAGGTACCTACGAGGTCACCTTCGACTGGTCTAACGAGTACGTGGAGACATTCGCAGATCATCAGAACGCCATCATCGCCGGAATCAACGTCGGGGCCATGGACGCGGTGGACTACCGTATGTTCGTGACCGACGAAAACCCCGAGGAGGCGCGGCGCAGGGTGGACGAGATCAGGGTCGCGAGGGGTGCGAGCGCGGAGCTTGACGTGATGGAGGCCGAGTAATGGCCGCAGATGACGAGGCCGAGAACCTCATCGACAGCGCCGCAGTGGCGGCACAGATGGGAGTCCTGGCCGTCATCGCCGAGCGCCTGGGGAAGATAGGCAAGGCAGCATCATACGACGTGGAATCTTGGGAGGTCGCGGACTTCATCGCCATTGAATCGGCAGTCAAGAGGGGGAGGCAGCTCATCGACCGCGCCATAGCGAAGGCGATGGACGCGCTGGACAAGGCCAATTATGAGTGGGCCAGCGCCTACTACAGGGAATCGGGGGCAGCGGAGAGCGCCGAGGCTTCGGCGGTGATCGTGGAGGGACGAAAGGACATCGCCAAGCGGGCTAATTCGCTGTGCCGAACATCGGTTATGGGCATCATGGACAGGCACGGAAACGTAGTCCCACTGAGAGAGGGATACCGAGAGGCCGTGAGCCGCGCCGTGGCGGCGATGAGGGCGGGTGAGTCCGCTTACCAGACAGAGATAGCGAGGACGGCTGGGGAACTCGCCAGGGACGGCCTGAGAGTCCGCTACGAGTCCGGCTACACGCGCGAGCTTTACGCGTCCGTCAGAACCAACGTCATGGACGGCTACCGCACCGTGATGACCGCCCAGAGGTTCGAACACGCGAGGGCATTCGGCTACGACGGCGTGGAGGTGTCGGCCCATTTCCAGTGCGCACCCGACCATCAGCCGTACCAGGGTCAGCGGTACGGGTTGGAGCGGTGGCGAGAGATCGAGGGCACACTGGGCCGTCCGCTCGTCACAGGGGCCAACTGCCGCCATACCGTGTCGCCAGTCATCTTGGCAGTCGGGAAGCCGTCGTACAGCGCCGAGGAGATCAAGGCCATGAACTCGCAGAGCAACGAGACGGTGCGCTTTCGCGGGGTTGGGGGGAAGGCCATGGAGATGAGCAGGTACGACGCCACGCAGTACCAGAGGGGCATAGAGCGGGAGATCAGGCGCAGCAGGGCAGATGCCTACCTGCTCGAAAAGGAGGGGCGCAAGGGCGAGGCGATGGCGGCGAGCAGAAGGGCGGACGATTACACCGACTACTACCGCTCGATGAGCCGACAGGCGGGACTGACGCGCCGCGACGAGAGGACGAGGCTTTACGTCTGACACGCGATAGGTTATAATTCAGAGCGAGAGGCAGTTCCTTCCTCATTGCCTTTCCTTACGGTGTCCCCGGCGTTACCCCTGCGCCGGGGAATTTTTTCAGGAAAGTAGTTTCCAACCGTGAAACATTGTTGTATAATAGGGTCGCACCGAAGGGAAAGGAACCAAAATGGGATACCACGACAGCCTCAACGCGATCAAAAAATCAGTTGCCGACGGCCAGGTCGAAATCGCCATCGACGGCGGGGACGTTGTATTCAGCGGCGACACTTTCAGGCACAAGGACTTCTTGAAGAAGGAACTCCGCAGCACCGACTTCCACTGGGACAGGGATCGCAAGTGCTGGAAGGCGAGCGTTGGAAGCCTTTACAGCCTCAACAGGGCATTGATCGAGGAGATTTCTGGCGATGACGACATTTTCTGCGGGATGTGATTATATGAACCTGAGAGACAAGGCCCCCGAGCTGTTGGAGATCGCAGCAGACCTAAGGAGGTTGCAGAAGATACTCGGGGCAGACCAGGGGATGGAGGCGATACTGAGCGGGGGTTCGATGCTCACGCTCATCGGATACGATTGGGACGGGGGCACGAAGACGGCACTCGTGGACGTGCACAACGGAAAGGCATACGTCAGGGAATAGAGACAACCGAATAGAGAGACAGGCAGCAGCCGCCCATCGAGGGCGGCTGTTTTTTTATAATTCGACGGTATGCTACACTACGCGCCAGCAGTCGGCGGGCTTCATCGCCGAGATCATCCACCGCCGCCGACGGGCGGCTAAAAGACACGTTAGGAGATCACGTGAAGGACATCAAGGCGATTCTGGCGGAACACGACCTGGACGAATCGACGGCTAAGGCCATCGAGAAGGCCGTTGGCGAGAACTACCGCACCATCGCGGAGGTGCAGCAGAAAGCCGACCGAATCAAGGAGCTTGAGAGGGCCAACGGAGAGCTTTCCGATCAGGTCAAGGCCCTTGAGGGCGACGGCGAGCAGTTGCAGACCCTGCGCGACAAGGTTGCGGAGTACGAGAAGGCCGAGGCCGACCGAAAGGCGGCGCAGGAAGAGGCTGAGAGGCGCGAAAGCTTCCGAGCGCTCTTCGACGCCGCGCTTGGTGATCTGGAGTTCGCGAACGACCTCATGCGCGACACCGTTTTCGAGAAGGCCTACCAGCAGTGCCAGAGCGTCGGGACGGGCGCGAAGGACGCCATCGAGGCCGTCACGAGGGACGTTGACGGCGTGTGGCGCAACCCTCAGCAAGACCCGAAGAGGATGCCCGGAGCGAACGACGTATCGACAAAGAAGCCCGACGGCGAGGTGGCGAAGCGAGCATTCGCGGCCCAGCTGTTCGGCGGCAAGCGTTAGGAGAAAACATGGCAAAAGCCACTGAGGCGGTCAAGCTCGACAAGATCACGATGCCGGTCGAAATCGTGAACGAGATGACCCAGAAAATCAAGGAGAAGTCCTTTATCGCGGCCCTGGTGCCGTCCGAGCCTGAGACGTTCGGGAACAAGGAGTACGTGACCTGGACTGAAGATCCCGAGGGCGAGTTCGTGGGCGAGGGCGAGGCGAAGTCCTCCTCCACCTTCGGCATGGAGCCGAAGGAGGGCAAGCTCCACAAGTTCCAGGTTACCGTGCGCATGAGCGACGAGGTCACCTGGGCTGACGAGGACAACCAGCTCCAGATTCTCACCGCCCTGGCCGGGAAGATGGCCGAGGCCAAGGCGCGCGGCTTGGACTACGGCCTTGGGCACGCCATCAACCCGCTCACTCGCACCTACATCGACGCTTTCAAGGCTGAATCCATCGTGTGGCAGGCGAAGCAGGTTGCGGATACAGACGACCCCGTGGCCGACTTCGACAACTTGGCGGACGGCATCATCGAGAATTACGATGTGACTGGCATCGCGCTCGACCGCATGTACGCCTCCGCGCTCCGAAAGGTGCGCGTTCCGAACACGGGAATGCGCCAGTTCCCCGAGATCGGCCTCGACCTCAACCCCGGCAACGTGGACGGCATCACCTCCGTCACCTCCGGCTCGGTAGCGGCCCGCCGACTGGCCCCCGCACCGACGGGCATCAAGGCCATCCTGGGCAACTGGAACCTCGTGAAGTGGGGATTCGCCCGCGACTTCGAGATCGAGATGATCGAGCACGGCGACCCCGACGGCCTGGGCGATCTGAAGCGCTACAACCAGGTGGCGTTCCGCACCGAGTGCGTGTACGGCTGGCGAGTGATCGACCACAACGGCTTCGTGGTGCTGCGCGACGCGTCCTCGATTCCCGAGGGCTCCGCTGTGGCCGCTGCCGCAGCGAAGACGGCCTCGAAGTAGCAGGGAGGGGGCGAGATGTACGTACCGTATAACGTTTTCACCGAGCACGGCATGGCCGATCTTAGCGAGGACGAGTACAAGCGCCTCGCCCCCATGGCCGACCTGGTGATCGACCACTGGACGTTGGAGCGGGTGGGCCGCGCCGTGAGCAACGGCGAGGATCTGCCCGCCCCCGTCGTGGCGCTCTACTGCGCCATCGTGGAGGCGCTGCCGCCTATCATCGAGGGCGCAAAACCGTCAAAGGGAGGGCTTGTGACCAGCTTTTCAAACGGCATCGATTCCTACAGCTTCGATGTGTCGGAGACGGTGGAGCAGCAGATCCGCCGTTCCGTCGGCTGGATGGCCGACCTGCTGCCCATTGAGTGGACAAGCGCGGCGGTGGCGTACGAGGGGGGCAACGGCTATGCGAGCTGACCTCGGGGCCATCTACGATGACACCATCACGATTGTCAACAAGCTCGACGCTCGTGATGCGGCGCTGAAGCAGGACATGTACTACACGACCGTCATACCGCACTGCATGTGGTCTGTGAGGGCCACGCGGCAGGTTCAGGGCGACGGCACGGTGGCTGTCGGAACCACCCACCAAGTGCAGATTCCCGAATCGGAGAACTACATGCCGTACCGGGAGTGGAGGAAGTCCGATGTCCGCGAGACGGCCTTCACCGTCCGCACGGGAGACTACATCATCCTCGGCGAGGTGCCGGAGCAGATCACGGCGAGCAACATCCGCGAGATCGTGAAGCTGTACGAGCCGGACGCGTTCCAAGTCCAGGCGTTCCGAGACGCGACCAAGGGGGCCGGGTTCGACCACGGCACCGATGGGGCGCTGCGGTTCGCCGAGGTGTACTACGTGGAGGGCTGATGGGCGTTACGGCGACGGTGAGGGTGGATGTCTCGGGCATCCCTCGGAAGGTGCGGCGCATCTGCGCAAACCGAAGGGTCGGGCAGTTCGCCGCCGAGGACGCGCGGAGGCTAATGGAGCGCTTCGTGCCGTTCAGGGACGGCCCGCTGCGGGCCTCTGCCATCGTCTCTCCGTTCCTCGTGACCTACACGGCCCCCTATGCCCATTACCAGTGGGAGGGCGTGTCTAAGGGCGGAGGGAGGCTGTACCACCCGACACCGGGAACAATGAGCCATTGGGAGCGGTACATAGACAAGGCGCAGCTCGCGAGGGACGTTACCGATTTCGTTAGGATGATGTGACATGGCAGACATGGCGGGAAAGACCGATGCCGTTATGGCGTGGGCCAAGGGATGGCCCGAGCTTGACGGGTACCTGAAGCTTAACGCCCTCATCGCCGAGGACGGGGAGGCCACGCTTGCGACGAGCTACACCGATTCGCCGCTCGAAGAGTACAACGACGGCACCGCGAAGAGGCGGTACTCGTTTTTCCTCAAGGTTGTCACGGCGTGGAGCGACGGCTACGACCCCGTCAACGCCGATGCCGAGCGGCTGGCGTCGTCTTGGCTCGACTGGGTTAACTCGCAGTATCCCGGCAACGTGCCGAGTTGGCCCGATGCGTCAATCGTCGGCATCGAGTCGGCGCAGGGCCAGCCGAGCCTCAATGCCGTGTACCAGGATGACGGGCTGGCGGAGTACGCCATCCAAGCGGTAATAACTTATATAGAGTAAGTAACACGAAAGGAGCCATTATGGCCAATCTCACGCGCAACCTGTTCGTGCCCTACGTGGACGCGAACACCATGAAGAGGGCAATCGGCGAGACCGTGGAGGGCGAGGGCTACGCCTGGACGCAGATCGACAAATCGACCATCTTCGCCCTGGCGTTCAACCCCCAGGAGGAGACTTCGGGCTACATCGACGAGGCAAACGACACGACCTACGTCAAGAGCTACCAGCCCGAGCTGCCCCAGGAGATCATCCTGGACAACACCAACCCGCTCTTCGCGATCATGTACCCGTTCTGCATGGCGATGCCGACGGGCGGCGATGCGGAGGTGCCCGTGCTTCTGCGCACCCCCGACATGACCACGGGCGAGGCCACCGAGGGCACGCTGTGGAAGAAGGCCATCGTGTCGCCGACCGATCTCAACACTGTAGACGGCAAGCTGACTTTCACGCTCAAGCTCAACGGCGGCTTCGATCGAGGCACCGTGGCGGTGACCGACGGGGCCGTGACCTTCACGCCGAAGGCGCAGGCTGCTGCGTTCTCCGCTCCCAGGAGCACCAAGGTAAGCGAGTAAGAGCCTGCGGATGCAAGAGCACGGGGCCGTGGCTGGTTCGCCACGGCCTTTTTTCGGTTAGGAGTGCAGATGATCGACCTGCGCGATCGATGGCTACCCGACTCGTTGGAATCGGGAGGGAGAACCTACAAGCTCGACACGGATTTCAGGACGTGGATAAAGTTCCAGGACGCATACGAGAGGGAGGGCATCGCGATCTTCGATATCTTCGAGCGCAAGCGCCCCCCGCTCACCGACCGCGAGTGGATACGTCCCGCGCTCGAATTCCTGGCGAGTCCGAACGCGACCCCGAGGGCCACGGGCGGTGCGTGCGAACGGGCGTTCGACTTCGTTCTCGACGGCGAGTACATCGTGGCGAGCTTCATGGCCGCTTACGGCATCAACCTGACCGAGGTCGATTACATGCACTGGCACGTTTTCAAGGCGCTTTTCAACGGGCTTCCCGAGGAGTCAAAGATGGCGCAGATCATCGAGCACAGGACATGGCGAAAAAGCTCGAAGAGGTACGAGACGGCCAAGGCCGAGCAGCGGGAGGCGTGGAGGCTCCCGGACTACGGCGAGGAGCGGGCCATGGAGGAGGCCCGCAAGATCGCCGAGATGATGTGGAACGAGACGAACGGAGGCGGTGAATGAGCGACGGAAAGGTAGAGATCGGCGTAGGTCTGAAGGACGAGGGAATCCAGGCCGAGGCCCAGCAGGTCGGCGCTAAGGCTGGCAAGGGAATCGAGTCTGGCGTTAAGGAGGGCACCGAGAAGTCTGGCGGTCTGCTCGACAAGTTGAAGGGAAAGTTCTCGGTGGCGTTCGCGGCCATCGGGGGAATCGTTGCCGGGTTCTCCATGGCCGAGATGGCCCGCCAGATCGTGGAGACGGGCCAGAAGTTCGAGTACTCGATGAGCAACGTTGCCGCTCTGTCGGGCGCGACGGGCGACGAGCTGGGCGCGTTGGAGGCCAAGGCGCGCGAGATGGGCGCGAGCACCACGTTCAGCGCGTCTGAGGCTGCGGACGCTCTGGGGTACATGGCGCTGGCGGGTTGGGACGCCAACGAGTCCATGGAGGGCCTTCCCGGCGTTCTGTCGCTCGCACAGGCTGGGCAGATGGACTTGGCGGCGGCGTCCGACCTCGTGACTGACTACCTGAGCGCGTTCGGCATGGAGGCCGACGAGACCACGCGAATGGTCGATGTTCTGGCCTATGCCCAGGCCAACGCCAACACCACCGTGGACGGCCTCGGTATGGCGTTTAAGAACGTCGCGGCGAACGCCCATGCGGCGGGTATGGACGTGGAGACGACATCGGCGGCGATCTCGATGATGGCGAACCAGGGCTTGAAAGGGTCTGAAGCTGGTACGGCCCTCGCCGCAGTCCTTCGCGACATGACCTCCAAGGCAGAGGACGGCGCAATCGCCATCGGCGACCAGACAGTTGCAATCGCGGACTCGCAGGGAAACTACCGCGATTTCACGGCTATTTTATCCGACGTGTCGGCTGCGACGGAGGGAATGGGCGAACAGGAAAAAGCGGCTGCCCTCATGGCGACGTTCACGGCGGACTCGATAAAGGGCCTGAACCTCATGCTTAACGCGGGTGCCGACGAGATGGCATCGTTCCGCGATGAGCTCTACAATTCCAGCGGTGCAGCGGAGACGATGGCCGACGTGATGACGGACAACCTCACGGGCGACATCAAGGAGTTCGAGTCTGCCCTTGAGGAGCTTCAGCTCAAGATATACGACAGCCTCAAGGAGCCTTTGCGCGACGCTACGCAGTTCGCGACCAACGTAGTAGTCCCCGGCCTGACGATGATGGTGCAGAACTTCGACAAGCTGGCACCCGTCATCGCCACCGTAGGCGTGGCGCTCGTGGCCTACCGAAAGAACTGGGACATCGTAACGGCGGCCCAAAAGCTGGCGTCAAAGGCGGCTGCGCTGAACACAACAGAGTTCACGAGGTACTTCCGCGTTATAAAAACAGACGGAACGGTGGCGTACCAGCGTTTCAACGCCGCCACTGGTCAGTACCAGACGACTCAGAGCAAGCTCCGCGCGACCATTTCCAACTCGACCGTTGCGGTAAAGGCCCACGCGGTTGCCCAAAGGGCGTCGGCGGCGGCGACGGAGATAATGGGGAGGGCAGCAGAGGTTGCGGGCAAGGCCATCAGAACCATGGCCCCGGTCGCGATAATCTCAGCAGTAATGAGCATAGCCGACAGCTTCCGAAAATCCGCGGAGAATGCCGAGACTTTGGAGACTGCCACCGACGGTCTGAGCGGCGCTCTGAACCGCATAGGTGAGTCTTCAGGTGGAATACAGCAGGTGGCCGACGATTACGAACGCAGCGCGTCGGAGATCGTCCAGTCGTCGCGAGACGCCATCAAGGCCCAGGCCGATTTGGCTGACTCAATAGGTGACGCATTCTCCGATGTCAAGGCCAGCAACTCGCTGGTCGATACCTACACATCGACCATCGAGCGACTTGCAGGGAAATCGAACCTAACCGCGAAAGAGCAGGGCGAGCTTAATGCCGCAGTTGACGGGCTGAACGACACGTGCGGGACGACATACGAGATCGTGGACGCAGTGAACGGTCAGCTAAACGTATCGACGGACGAACTCAAGAGAAACTCCGATGCATGGAAGAAGAACGCCGAGGCGCAGGCGTACCAAGAGGCTTACCAGCAGGCCGTACAGAACCGCATCAAGCAGGAAGAAGAACTTGCGGCCATAACCGAGAAGCTCCAGGGCATCGACGAGGGTTACACGCTCCAACTCGGGGACGTGCGAGTTATTGAGGACTTCGCGGCGGCATCGGCGAACGAGTTGAAAGACCAGCGAGATGCGCAGTCTGAGGCGACAGAGGCGGCGAGAGCGACGGAAGACCGCCTCTATCAGATGATGACCGACTCATCGGCTGCGGTGCAGGAGAATGCCCAGGCGACGGGAGATGCCGCACAGGCCAACGCAGACAACGCAGAGGCCATGGACGGTGCCGCAGGGTCGGCCCAAGTTCTGCGCGAGGCGAACGAGGGAATCCTGAAGGAGATCGGCGAGGCCATGGTGAAATCCTCGGCCTTCGCGCGGGCGATGGAAGTCAGCGGTATAAGCGCCGAGCAGCTGGCATACAAACTTGAGAACACGGGCGTGTCGGCGTCCGACCTGGCAAGCTCCATCGAGGACGTGCAGGACAGGACGGCCAACGCCTTCGAGAAGATCGAGGACGCATCGGAGGCGTCGCTAGACGACATGATCGAGACGCTTTCGGAGAACAGGAGGGCCACCGAGAACTGGTCGTCGAACATCGCTACGCTCTACGACAGGGCTGGAAGCGAGTCCGAGCGCCGATTCATCCAGTACATGAGCAGCCTAGGCCCCGAGTACGGGCGTCAGGTTCAGGCCCTGGTCGATGACACGTCCGGGAAGCTCACTACTCTCGCGAACGAGTGGGAAGCGGGTATGAATGCCGGGAGCGAGGCGGCGATAACCAGCACGGGCCTTATGCGCGAGGGAGTGGGCGCGGAGATCGCGGCGGGCGGCGAGCAGATGTACGCCGAGGGCCAGAACTACGACGCGCAGCTGGGACAGGGAGTGGCCGACAACTTAGAGACGGCGACCGCCCAGGCAACTACGGTCGCATCTGACACGGTGTCGGCCATGGCATCGGAGGCAAGGGCCAAGATGCCGCTCGTCAAGGCCGAGATGACAAGCGGAATGAGCGGTGCCACGGAGTCCGCGAGGGCCACGGGAAAGACGGGCGGAACGAGGGCTGGTTCCGAGGCCGTCAGCGCCGAGATCGCCGCAATGAACGCCAAGAAGCCGCTTATGACTACGACGGGAACCTCCGTTGCCCAGGCGGGCGCGACTGGAGCTGCGTCGCAGAACGGCTCGACAGGCCCATATGCGAAGGCTGGACAGGGAGGCGGCGGCGCGTATGTCTCTGGACTCGGCAGTAAAAAACCGCTCGCCAACACCAAGGCATCGGAGATCGGCAGTTCCGCAGCGTCGAACATGGACAAGAGCTCACAAGCCAGAACGTCGGGCCAAAACCTTGGCCAGGGGTTCATCGACGGCATGGGGTCTATGCTGTCGGGTGTCATCAGCGGAGCCGCGAACCTCGCTCAAAGCGCCATCGACAAGATAAAGAGCGTAGGAAGGCAAGGCTCGCCGTGGAAAACGACAATCGAGTCGGGACGATTCGCTGGCGAGGGACTCGCGGTCGGAATCGCTGCGAGTGAGAACTTGGTGAGAAACAGGGCAGGAAGGCTCGCAAAATCTGCCATAGACGCCATCGAATCCGAGGGCGGCAGCGACGGCATCGCATGGGACACCACGGCGCGCAGCGGACGGGCGGCGGCGAGGGGTCTTGTCATCGGGTTCGAGGACATAGACCCCATGGCGCAGATCGAGGCGAGCATCGAGAAGGGCATGAGCGCCATGGTGGTTGCGGCCCAAGCTGGTACAATGGGGAGCACGACGAACAACCAGACGGTGAACTTCAACCAGCCCGTTCAGTCGCCCGACCAGGTGGCCCGCGCGATGAGGATGCAGCAGCGTTACGGGCTTGCGGGAAGGAGGTAGTATGGCCATCGGAGACGTTTACGCGCGAATCGTGCGGAGCGACGGCCAGGAGATGACCTTGGGGAGCGGCGACTGGCGCATACCGAAGGACGGCTTGGAGAACTGGGCCAATCTGGCCTACAGCGTTTCGAGCGTCGAGATACCGAGCTACGACGGCGCTCTGGTGACCTCCAAGCGCGTTGCGGCGACCGACCGAACCATCAAGGCGGTGGTCGGGAACTCGCGCGACAACGAGGCGTTGAGGGCGCGTGCGATTCGCTTCTTCAACCCGAAGTATAGCTTCAAGGTGTACATGACCTACATGGGCCGCACACGCTGGTGCAGCGGCGAGCAGATCGGCTTCAGGGCGAGCGAGGGGAACATATACGAGCCTGTTGAGGTCGAGTGGACGATCTTATGCCCGAACCCGTACCTGCTGAGCGTCAACGACTTCGGGAAGGATGTCGCGGAGATCATGCCGAGCTTCGGCTTCCCGTTCATGTCGTTTCTGCCTGAGTCTCCCGCGCACGTCAACAGGGGTTTCATCGTCGGAACCCGCCTTTTCGCGAAAACGGTCGACATCCTCAACGACGGAGACGTTCCGAGCGGAATGCGCGCCACGATCACCGCTACGGGAGATGTTCTGAACCCGCTGCTTCGAATCGGCAACGGCACCGTGCGGCTCATAACGAGCATGAAAAAAGGCGACGTGGTGGCGCTGGATGCATCGGGGAGGCCGCCAAGGATCACATTCAACGGGGCAAACGCCATGAACCTTCTCGACCGCAACAGCTCGATTCTCGACATGATGATCGACCCGGGGATCACCACGGTCGAGTTCGATGCCGATGACGGATACCAGAACATGAGCGTCGTCATCCGCTACAACAAGCAGTACCTGGGGGTGTGACATGGACGTTTACGCCCTCGACTCCGATTTCAACCTGGTCATGGCCGGAATCCCATACGACAACCTGCAATGGTCGCGGAGGTACTACGAGGCGGGGGATTTCGAGATGCAGATACCGCTGTCCGTGTACGACAAGTCATGGGCCTATATCGGCTCGCCGCAGCGGGGCGAGCTTGGAATGGTTCAGCGGGTATATTCGAGCGACAGCGACCAGGACAAGGTTATTGTGGGAGGGTTCTTCGCGGAGAAGATGCTGGACGAGAAGGCGTGCTACCCCCGTTACATAGGGGACGCCCAGAGCACCGAGGCGGCGGCGCGTGCCATTTTCGAGCGCTACAAGGAGGACATTCCCGTATCTCTCGCCCCCGCGAACTCGCCGCTTCTGGGAGATCGGACGCAGAGCGACTTTTCAGATGACAGCCTGGGTGACAAGCTGTACCGCATCCTTGAGAGCCGCGAGCTTTCATACCGAGTGGAATACGACTTCGCAGGGAACGCATTGAGGTTCGGCGTGTGGCAGGGGGTAGACCGCACGCAGTCGCAGGACGCGAACAGCCGACAGGCGTTCTCATTGGAGTTCGGGAACCTCGCGGGGCGGTCGGTAGATTTCGACGAAAGCGACTGGAGGAACTACGCTGTCATCCCGTGCGACGGGCGCGAGGGCGACAACGTGGAGCGGCGGACGCTCTACATCGACATAAGCAACGGCGCGAGGAAAAGGAAGATCGTCATCGACATGAGGGCGAGCCACCCCGAGGAAGGCCAGTCATCGGTAGACTTCGAGGCCGCCGTCAAACAGGAGGCCATGGAGCGCCTTTTGAGCTACGCGAAGATCGAGGACGTGGACATCTCCGTCCTTGGAGACGAGGGGTATATGACATCCTACGACCTTGGCGACAAGTGCGACGTGGTGCTCACAGATTTGGGCATCGAAATGGAATCGCGTATAATCGAGGTGTACGAGGTCTTCAAGGCCGACGGGCACGATGTGACGGTCGGTTTAGGAAACAAGAGGATAAGCAACGTGAGAAGGGCGGTGCTATGAGATCGTTCCCGTGGGACTCGGTCGCCACGAGCATAGGAGAGGACGGGTACCCTGTCTACGACCGGGTGTACCAGGCATCCGACCTCAGAGAGGTGTACGAGACGTTTTTCAGCAACGGCATCTTCACCGATTCCGAGACGGCGTTGAAAGTTTCGCCGGGAGAAGGGATGACGGTAAGGGTGGCCCCCGGTCGCTGCTGCATAAACGGCACCGTTGGTTACGAGGAAGAAGAGCGCGAGCTTGCATTGACCGCATCGGGGACGATGGACAGGATCGACACCGTTGTCCTGCGGTGGGACTCCGCATTGGACGCCAGGAGCATCGATCTGTACGTGCTGGCAGGAGCGCCGTCTGAGACCCCTGAGAGGCCGACGCTGACTCGAAGCGAGACGGTTTGGGAGCTTGGATTGTGCGACGTGTATGTTACAGCGCATATGTTGCAGACCAAATCCGAGAAGATGACCGACACGCGGCTCGATTCGGCCCGCTGCGGGGTGGTTGCTCCGTTCGTCAGACTGGACACGAGCAACTTCTACGACCAGCTTCAGGAGCAGACCCAGATCGCGGTCGATCTGGCTCAAGCTGCGCTCGATGGGACGGTCGTTGGCCAGTTGCAGGAGTCGATCAATGCGGTTGACGAGAAGGCAGACGCCAAGGTGAGCAAGGCCGGAGACACGATGACGGGAGCGCTCACCCTCGAAAGCCCCCTTGCTGTGACAAGCGGCGGCACGGGAGCGAGCAGCGCCGCCGACGCGAGGGTGAGCCTAGGTGCCTTGGGAGCGGCCCTCGCGAACGGTTACCATGGAATGACGAGGCCTGACGGAAACGCGGAGGACTGGATTAGGACAACGCAGAAGGGAATCCTCCCGTACCAGAAAGGCGGCTCAAGCACAGTCGGCGAAAACGGGTGGCCTTTCTCGAACATTTACACGAACGCCATAAACCTGAACGGCCACGCGATGTTCGTTAACCCGGTATTAACGGTGGCGTACGACACCACCGTCACGGCTGATAACGTCGCCTCGCAGGGATCGTCAACAAAATCCGCGACAGTCACCATCGAGTACCCGAACGGGATCTTCGACTACATTGCCATACCCGTGTTCTCGTCATGCAACGGGTACATATCGACATCAAAAAGCGGAAACAAGGTCATTGTTTCCGTAACGATGAGAAACCCGTTCTCGAGCACGAGGTCAATCGCGTGCACCGTGTACATCATCTGCCGCCATTGGAGCGCGGCAGAGATCAGTTAGGAGTTAGACATTGGCACACGCAAAGGTCGGTAATGACAATCGTATAATGTCGTGGATTGACGACGAAGGACTCGAAGGGTTGTCTTATAACGACAGGGGGGAAGTTATCAAGGAGTTTCCAGTGTTTTTCGGAAACCAGCAGTTGATCGACGACACGGTGAGCTTCAGCACCTCCGACTTCAAGATCGTTAACGGAGAGGCGGTGTACGACCCGCTTCCGGAGTCTGTCAAGGCCATGGAGCGCGCCGAGGCAATCGAGCAGGTACCTGATTACATGGCGAGCACAGACGACGCCATCTGCGAGTTGTACGAGCAGGGCCTTGAGTACTCTGCTATAATGGACGAGCAGGACGCTGCGATCTGCGCCCTGTACGAGATGATGGAGGCATAACATGGCAGACCCTATCGCGGCGGCCTACGCGCGCCGGATCAAGCGCGGGAGCATCACCATCGACGACGTGCCCGAACAGAAGCGCGAGGCGGTGCGCGAGATTCTGGAAGCCTCGGAGTAGTTGATAATGGTATCACGTCGTTATATAATCGGGTAACACCGTTAGGAACGACGAAAGGAATTGGTATGTCAGAGATCGAACGGGTTTCCATGGCGACCTTCGAGGCCCAGGCAGAGCGCAGCTCGAAGCTCATCCGATGGATGATTCTCGGCTGGGCCGTGTCGGTGGTAATGCTTGGGTTCGTCATCATGACCATGGCGAGCTACGAGGACACGATTACTACCAGCGAGATCACGCAAGACAGCGAAGATTACGGCAGAAATGTTTACGCAGGCGGTGATTGCTACGGCAACGCAGACGATCAAGGTTACTACTCGGACGAGGCGCAGGGGAGCGGCGGCGAGCAGTAGTACAACCTGCCCGACGTGCGGCAAGTCGATGCGGAGTCCTGGGAGGCCGAAAGGATCGAAGGACTCCGCTCCGCGCAAGACCCGCAGCGACAAGGGCAAGAAGCGCGGCCCCTACAAGAAGAAGGGGGGCGGCGGTGAGGCCTGACAGGAAGGCGGCGCGGGAGGCGGTCGGCAAGATCAAGACCCGAGAGGACTTGCGCAACTATCTGGACTTGCTGAACCTCACCGACGAGGAGCGCGAGATCGCGTGGATGATCTTCGCCAATGGTTGGAGCCGCGCCAAGATCGCGATGGAGATCGGCTATTCCGAGCACCAGGTGAAACGGAAGGTTGCCAAAATCTACGACAAGCTGATATACTAGTCTCGTCACCTCCAAGAGCTGACGCGTCCTGAAAAAGGCCCCTGCTAAGGGGCCTTTTTCGTGTTATGATGCTCGGTGCCGATTCCATCCCACAGTATCCGGCACCGAGCGCCCGATCCCTCCCGGGCGCTCAACTTTTTTCAGAAGATTTTAAAAAGTTGTTGCCAACTGTGTAACAGTGTGTTATTATTAGGTCACACCGAAAGGGAAACGAAGGAAGGAACCGAGATGCTGAACGTGAACGGGATGAAAGAGGGAATGAAGGTTGCCGTGGAGATCGTGAGCGACTGCTGCGGAATCTATGCCCGCACGATGCTACTCGATGGCGGCAAGTGGTACATTTGGGAGGAGACGAAGCACTACAAGACCGAGAAGAGCGCTGTCAAGGCCGCTGGCAAGCTACTCGCATGCCATAAGCTCTCAATCGCCTAACAAAAAACCGCCCCCGTCGCCCAACGGACAGGGCAGCGGCCCCCTAAGCCGCGCGTGCTGGTTCGATTCCAGCCGGGGGCACCATCCCGAACTTTTCCGCACTTTCAGCGCCCTTTTTAGGGCGCTTTTTTCATGCACCGATTCGGCGAGAATGTCACCGTCGGAAAGGAGCGCCAATGTACCAGCCAGCATTCCCGCAGTATGCGCAACCGTATGGCACCGTGCAGTACCAGCAGCCCTCGATGCCCCCGCAGACGCAACCGCAGATGCCGAGGGGCATAGCAGGGCGCATGGTGGGCGCTCCTTCCGAGATCGTGCCCAACGAGGTGCCCATGGACGGCAGCGTGGCGTTCTTCCCGACATCGGACGGGTCGGCGATCTTCGCGAAGGCGTGGAACCCGAACGGCACCATCTCCACGGTCAGGTACGCGCCCGTGGGCGACGATCAACCCGAGCAGCCATCAGGGCCGACGCTCGCGGACGTTCTGAGCCGCCTTGACGACTTGGAATCGCTTATAGGAGGAAACACCCAGGCGCAACCGAAACAGGCCCGCAGGACGGCCAGGAAGGCGGCTGAAGATGATTCCGAGCGCTAATCCCATGCAGTCGATGCTGAAGATGCTCACGGCGAACCCGGCCATCGCGGACAACCCGCAGGCGCGGAGCTTCATCGACGTTTTGCAGAGCGGCGATTCAGCAAGGGGCGAGGAGCTGGCGAACAACCTTTTGGAGACTTACGGAATGACCAAGGAGGACGCTCTGGCAAGGGCCAGGAAGTTCTTCCACATCGGTTAACTTCGGGGCAATCGCGCGAAAAACCCTAGGGGCCTCGTCGTTATAGACAAATCAAGAGACGACGAATAAGGAGGCCCGATCATGTTCAACGGCATGACTGGCATTCTCCCCGTGACCGAGGTCGGGGGGAACAACAACAACGGCTGGGGCAACGGCGGCGATTGGTGGGCGTGGATCATCCTGTTCGCCCTATTCGGCTGGGGCGGCAACGGCTTCGGCTGGGGCGGTGGCGGCAACCAGTCCAGCTTCACCGACGCGGCAATCCAGCGCGGATTCGACAACTCGGCGGTGATCTCCAAGCTCGACGGCATCACCAACGGCATCTGCGACGCTTCCTACGCGTCGCTCGCCCAGACCAACGGCATCAACACCAACATCATGCAGGGCAACTTCGGCTTGCAGACCGCGATCAACGGCCTTGGCGCTCAACTCGCCGACTGCTGCTGCACCACGCAGCGCAGCATCGACCAGGTGCGCTACGACATGGCGACGGATACCTGCGCCATCACGACGGCGGTCAACAGCGGCTTTGCCCAGCTCGACCGCACGATAAACGACAAGTTCTGCGAGTTGGAGATGAAGAGCATGCAGCGCACCATCGACGAGCAGGCATCGCAGATTCAGGCGTTGAACCTCGCGCAGTCCCAGGCCAACCAGAACCGTTATCTGGTAGACCAGCTGCGCCCCTGCCCGTCCCCCGCGTACGTGGTGCCTAACCCGTACTGCTGCAACGGATCGGGCTACAGCTACGGCAACGGCTGCGGCTGCTAGCATCATCCAAAAAGTATAAGCAGCGGCCTCTGATCGGGGCCGTTGCTTATACGATTCGAGAAATAGTATAGACAAGGAGAAAGCTATGATTCAGCTTACCAACACCGCGCCGCTGACGCTGGCGCCGGGGGCCTCCGTGACGTTCGACACCGTGCTGCTCCGCACGGGATGCGACACGTGCCACCGCAGGGGCAGCGGTCTAGTGCAACTCAACGCGTCTTGCGCCCGCTACGAGGTGGAGTTCTCGGCAAACATCGGGGCAGCAGTAGTGGGGTTGGCGCAACTTGCCATCGCCCTGGACGGCGAGACGCTCCCCGAGACGGTCATGGACTACCAGACCGCCGCTGCCGGCAACCTAAACAACGTCGCAACGGGAACCATCGTCAAGACGTGCTGCCGAGGGGCTGATACCGTCACCGTCCGCAACATCGGAGAAACCACCGTCACCGTCGAGAACGCGAATCTGCGCGTCGGGCGATGGAGCTAGGAGGACGTCATGGAGAAGATGAAAGAGCTTGGAGAGATCAAGCACGCCCTGATCGATGCCGTCAAGGCCCAGGTTGCCCAGGGACTGGACAGGGCCGACACAAAGGAGATGGGCGAGGCCATCGACATGATCAAAGACCTCGCAGAGGCCGAGAAGTCGTGCATGGAGTCGTGCTATTACGAGTCAATGATGGACGATGACGAGCGCATGGGGTACAACTCGCGACGTTACGCATCGGGCAGGTACGCTCCGAAGGGTAGGGGACGCAGGGGGTACGACCGCGCGGATCCGTGGCCCATGGGGTACGACGAGCAGCGGGACGGCAGGATGCCGCGAGAGCCTTACACGCGAATGGGGTTCGACGGCGAGCCGAGGGAACGGCTTGAGAAGGTCATGGACGCCATGGGCGAGGTGTGGGCAGAGGCCGACCCCGAGGTTAAGGAGAAGATGCGGGCCGACGTGAAGGACTTGCTCTACCAGATGGAGCAGGCGGGCGCGTAATGCGCGGATTCGCCGTCAACGGGGACTGGTGGCGCGTCCGAAGGGTCGGAAGGGGAAGCCCCAGGCTCATAGACAGGACGGGGCTTCGCTGCCTCGCGACCACCGACCCCGGCGAGATGGCCGTATGGCTGGACGAGTCTCTTTCGGGCGATATGCTGGACAGGGTGCTCGTCCACGAGATAGGCCACTGCGTCATCTGGTCTTACGACCTAATAGGGGAGCTTCGCCGAATGGTGAGGCCGTCCCATTGGGTGGAGGCCGAGGAGTGGGTTTGCAACTTCGTCGCAGACTACGGGCTGACGATCTTCGAGAGCGCGAGGTCGGTTCTCGGGAGGGACGCCGTGATCAAGATGCCCGCAGCCATATCGAGGCTGGTCGCATAGGGGGGCGCTTCGGCGTCCCCCTTTTTTTGTGCTAGAATGTCGCCGAACGACTGAAAGGCGGCATTCTTTGGATTTCGGAACGTGGGTAGAGGCTGGAGGCGGGTACCTCGCCGTCATGCTCGCGGCGGCGGCATCGCTCGGGGCAGTGCTGAACCATGTCCGCGAGTGGGTGGGCATGGTCAGGAAGCCACACAACGACCTCGTGGACAGGGTGGACGGCATCGAGGGCAGACTCGAAGGCGCGATCAAGCAGCACGAGGAGTACGAGGCCCGCTTCCAGCGCGACCTGCGAAGGCACGAGAAGAACGCCACCGAGTCCCGCATCATCCTGCGCAGCCTCCTCACGATCATAAACTCGTCGATTGACGGAAGCCACAAGGACGAGCTGACCGAGCGAAAAGAGGAGATTCAGCAGTACCTGATCGAGAAGGAATAAGGAGGAACTATGATCAACTGGACTGTCAGAGTTCGCCAGAAGTGGTTCTGGCTTACGATTATCCCGGCCGTGCTGTTACTGGCTGACCAGCTTTGGGGACTGTGGGAGGTTCTCGGCAACATCGAGGTGGGTAACCTCTACGACGGCCCCGTCATGGAGGCGTTGATGTCCCTTGCGGGCACCGTGTTCGGCGTGCTCGTTATCATCGGCATCCCCGTTGACACCACCACCGACGGATACGGGGACAGCGCGAGGGCGCTCACGTACTCCGCGCCCGCCCCTAACGCGAGCGAGTACGGGCTTGTGGAGTTCGCCGAGCAGAGCATCGCGGCCGACAGTAAGATGGTGGATTGGAGCGAAGATGACGCTTAACGGAGTCGACGTGTCGGGAAACCAGCCCGCGAACATCCTGTCGAAGATCGACTACGACTTCGCGTTCGTCAAGGCATCGGGGAACCCGCAGCGGTACGCGTGGAACTACCGCAACCCCTACATGGAACAGCAGGCGGGCGACGCGCTGAGGAAAACATGTCTCCTCGGACTGTACCACTTCACCTGGGGAAAGGACGCGGCAACCGAGGCCGACTTCTTCTGCGAGACGGTGAGGCCCTACGTCGGTCGGGCAATCATGGTCATCGACTACGAGGCCGAGGCGCTGAAGAAGGGCAGGGAGTGGGTTCGGTCGTTCATCCGCCGTGTAAAGGCGAACACCGGGGTAACGCCCATCGTCTACGCCTCGTCGTCGGTGATCTCCGAGCAGAGGCTCGTGAAGCTCTGCGAGGAGGAGGGGAGCGCCCTGTGGTCGGCGAACTACTGGCTCGGAAGCAAGCGCATCGACGGCTACGACCACGGCCGCTGCAAGATGGGCGTTGCCGAGTCACTGTGCTGGCAGTACACCGATGCGGGAAGGCTTCCCGGGTACAGCGGGAACCTCGACCTCGACCTGTTCATCGGCGACCGATCGGACTGGCTCCGCTGGGCCGGCGCATCGTCTGGCGGGAGTTCCGAGAAGACCGTGGACGACCTCGCGAAGGAGGTCATCGCTGGCAGGCACGGCAACGGCGACGCGAGGAAGAAGGCGCTCGGGAGCAGGTACAACGTCGTGCAGCTCATCGTCAACCGCGAGCTGACGGGCAGGTGGAGCTTGTCGCAGGTGGACACGGTGGCCCGCGAGGTGATCGCCGGGAAGCACGGCAACGGCGATGCGCGTAAGAAGGCATTGGGAAGCGCCTACGAGACCGTTCAGAAGCGCGTGAACATTATTGCGAAATAGTCCGCAGCGTGGTACAATGCCCATGCGATCAATGCGAAGCGGAGACGCGAGCGAGTCGCGATAAACAGCAGCCCCCGCCCTTTAGCAAGGCGGGGGATTTTTTAAGAAAAATTATTGACCATGATATAACTTAGTGATACAATGAGGTCACACCGAAAAGGAAAGGAGCGCGAAATGCAGTACATGGCCCACATCGAGGAGAACGGCACCGACCGCATGGCGTCCATCGACACGTTGGGAAATATAACCGAGGCATCTAGTGAGATCATCGCAGCAGCCAACATCAGCGACGGCGCCGAGGTACTTATCGCCTGGACTGAGTTCAATCACACGGCACAGCGGTTCTGCGCAATCGAGTACCGCTTCACCGTCGATGGCGGCAGGGCGATCAACATCCACCGAGCGTAAAACATCGAAACCGAGGAAAGGAGCGAGAATGGCTAACGAGATCGTTAAGTTCGAGCGCAGCGGCGAGGTGGTGCAGTTCACCGCCGACGAGGTGCGGCAGACGCTGTGCCCTCAGGCCACCGACAAGGAGCTGGCATTTGCCATGGCCCTGTGTCAGGCGCAGCACCTCGACCCGTTCGCGAAGGACGTCCACCTCGTGAAGTACGGGAACGGCCCCCTGTCAATCATCACGAGCAAGGAGGTGTTCACCAAGCGCGCCCAGGCAAACCCGAAGTTCGAGGGAATGGAGGCGGGTGTTACGTTCTTGACTCCTGATGGGCAAATCGTCCAGCGCGAGGGTTCGATGCCCATCCAGGGCTGGAATCTCATCGGGGGATGGTGCAAGGTGTACGTCAGCGGCTACCGAGTGCCGATATACGACGAGGTGGCAATGTCCGAGTACTCGACGGGCAAGAGCAACTGGGCGAAGATGCCGGGGACTATGATCCGCAAGGTGGCCATGTGCCACGCACTCCGCGAGGCGTTCCCCGACGACTTCCAGGGCCTCTACGGAGAGGAGGAGATGGGAAAGGCTGGGGAAGTTGTCGCGGAAACACAAAACACCCCCTTAGAATCGGCCTCAGCGCCCCAGAGCGGCATTTATGACGTTGTCGCCGAGGCCGATTTCGTGGAGATGATGAGCAACGATCAGCTCAGGGCCATCGAGACGGCCGCAGAGCAGTTCGCCGAGCTGTGCGGTAAGGAGTACCGCGAGGTGATCGACGCGCTCATGGGAAGCAGGTCGGTTCGCGAGTCCGGCGCTTCAGTCGTCACCGAGATGACCGCCGATCAGGCGACCGTCGCCATCGGGGTGCTCGCGTCGTGGGTCGAGAAGTCGCGGGCCGCGCACGAGGCAGTTGAGAAGCTGGAAGAGGCCGAGCTTGCCGAAGAGGACATCGAGTTCTAGGAGGAAACCATGATCGATTACGGAAAGCCGCCGAGCAACCAGTCGGAGCTGCGCCTTGGCGACAGCGACGAGGCCGAGTGGGCCAAGGCCCGCGAGTGGGTGGAAGATCACCAGGAGGACTTCGAGTGGTACATTGCGTTCGCCCGCGAGCACAACGGTGCGTCTCCGAACTTCATGATTCAGATGATGCGGGCCGTGCGCCATGCGAGCGTGCGGAACGGCCATGCTGCCGCTCTGGCCCGCATGGCCATGGAGCGAGACCCCGATCTGAGGTTCAAGCTGGCGAAGTCGCGATTCGACGGGTTCATGGAGGCGGTGCTGTGATGGAGTTCACTTTCGAGGTCTACGGCAAGGTGAGGGGCCAGGGAAGGCCGCGCTCCGACTTCAAGCGGAAACGGGTCTACAAGGCCCGCGCAGACCGAGAGTGGGAGGACTCCATCAAAGAGTCCTACATCAACGGCGGAGGGCCGTGGTTCGGAGACCGTCCCGTAGCCCTGTACATCACCACTCACCGCGAGCTTCCGAAGGCGACCCCGAAGCGCATCGAGCGGGAGGCCGATACCCACAAGCCGGACGCCTCCAACGTGCTGAAGAGCGTCGAGGACGCGTTGAACGGCATCGCCTACGTTGACGATTGCCAGGTTGTGGATGCGCACGTGCGGAAGATGCCGCGAACAAGGCTGACGGAGCACATCGAGGTCACGATCAGGGAGGTTAACGAATGAGAGCGGTTGCGGCGACGGTGTACACGGTCGGCACGATCATGGCGGCGTGCGCGACGGGAGAGATCGTTGTAGCTATGGTGGCCTGGATGGCCTCGATGCTGCTGATCGCGAGCTGTTAGGAGGAGCAATGATCGAGTTGGGAAGCATCGTTCGGGTTTACGACTACGACGGCGAGACAGCCGTGGTTACAGGGTATGACGAGGACGGATGGCCCGTTTTGGAGACGCTTGAAGGTGTTTTCCTCGGTGCCTACGACGAGAGCGAATTGGAGGAGCTGAAATGAAACTTTACGAGCTTGCGCATATGATGGACATGGTCATCAACGGAGGTCTGGTGTTCGACGAGGAGACAGGCGAGGTGCTTTTCGACTCGTCCAACCTCGACGAGCTGGAAGCGGCCATCGATGCGAAGATTGAGGCGTGCTGCATCGTCGTTAAGGAGACGGAGGCCGAGGCCGAGGCGATCAAGGCCGAGGAGAAGCGCTTGAAAGCCCGCCGCGAGCGCAAGGAGAAGGAGGCGGCGCGCCTGCGCGAGTACGTGCAGCGGTGCATGGAGCAGTCCGGCGCTCGCAGGATCGACACCCCCCGCGTATGCGTGAGCAGCCGCGCGTCTAAGTACGTCAACGTGGTTGACGAGTCTAAGGTGCCGCGCGAGTACATCAGCGAGAAGGTCACGGAGTCGGTTGACAAGAAGGCGGTCGCCGCAGCGCTGAAGAAGGGAGAGGCCATCCCAGGATGCGAGCTTTCCGAGCGAATCTCGCTGAAGATCGAGTAGAGTTGTGTTATAATTCTAGGAGCGATTGAATAGCGGCTTTCGCGGTTACATAGCTTTCAACCCCCTCGCGGGGATGAAGATACGAAGCCCCAGGTGCCCGCTATCACCTGGGGCTTTTCGTTTGGAGTGCCTATGCAGTACACGATATGTGGCTACCAGCAATCGGAAGCGGTCAAGTTTGTTGACCAGGTTCCAACGACGAAGAACGGCGAGCCGGCAACTAAGACGATTCGCATAGACGCGACCGATCTAATGATTTTGCGATGGTTCGCGGAGTTCTACCCAGAGATGGAAAAAGCCGTCATCGACGGCAAGGAGTACGGATGGGTAAAACACGCCTACGTCTTGGAGCAGCTTCCGATACTGGACATAAACGTGAAGTCGGTCAACGCTCGCATGAAGAAGCTCGTTCATTTCGGGCTTCTCGAATACCGACAGGTCAAACAGGGCGGAAACTGGTCTTTCTACCGCTTCGGAGAGAGGTACGCCAGTCTCGTTAGGACGGTCGATCAAACGACCGACCTAGGGCAGTCAACCGACCTAGGGTTGGTCGGTCAACCGACCTACCCCTTGGGCGGTCAAACGCCATACAAAGATTCTAGTACCAGTGATTCTTCAACCAGATCATGTGAGAGAGGGCGCTTCGCGCCGCCAACGCGCGACGAGGTGGAGGCATACGCAAGGGAAAAAGGCTACAACGGCTTCCCAGCAGACCGCTTCATAGCCTACTACGAGTCGAACGGCTGGATGGTAGGGAGAACGAAGATGAAGAGCTGGAAAGCTGCCGTGTCGAACTGGTGGCTGCGAGAGTACAAGGGTAAGCAGCAGGCTCAACAGCCGAAGGTGTCACAGGCGGTTCTAGACCGCATCTACGCGAGCCATGAGCAGACGAGAAGGGAATGGGGGCTGTGATGCAGAGAATAACGCCGTTCGCCGCAGAGGCAAAGGAGAGGTGCCCGAAGTGCGGCAAAGCAGTCACGATGACCATAGAGTGGCCGAAGGTCAAGCGTGGAGTGTTCCTCGGAATCGAGTCGCGCGAGGTTCCTGCGATGTGCGACTGCCAGATGAGGGAGCATGACGCGAGGGAGGCGGAGGAGCAGCGCCGCCGATCAGAGCAGATGGAGGCAATGAGGTACGAGAGGGCTTTCGGCGACCGCGCTCTGACGGGGAGCTTCGCGGCGAGCACGGCGAACCAAGAGGTCATGAGCGCTTGCGCATCGTACACGGTCGATTTTGAGCAGCGGAGGAGCGGAAGGCAGAACGGGCTTCTCCTGTGGGGCGACCTACGATCAGGCAAGACGTTCGCAGCCGAGGCCGTGGCTCGCGAGCTGCACGACCAGGGTATGCGAGTCGTGATGGACACCGCCGCCGGGTTCGTCTCGCGGTACGAGAGCGCCGACCGCATGGGTCGGGAGGCGATGCGCCACAGGATCGCTAAGTGCGACCTTCTGGTTGTGGACGACTTCGGCGCATCGAGGGACACGAGCTACGGGCGCGAGGTGGTCTTCTCGCTGATAGACGACCGAGTGAGCGCCAACGGCCCCATGGTGGTCACGACGAACCTGACTCCCGAGCAGATGACCACGTGCCCTGACTCGCGGGCGGCGATGCGCATTATGGAGCGGTGCCTTCCCATCCGTGTCGGGTGATTTTATTTCCTCGAAAAGTGTTGACCATAGTATAATGTCATGGTACAATGGTTAAACACCGAAGGGAAAGGAGGAAGCATGGACTGCTTCGAGCAAGTACACGATGCCGCCGTGGACGCCATAGCGGAGCTTGACGCGCTGTGCGAGCGGTACGATGTCTCGTACATCCATTACTCGCGCGTGTTCGACTCTATCATTGGAATCTGCGAGGCGGCGATACCGAAAGGAGAAGCGGATGCCGAACCGGGAGAAGATGCGCCGCGTCATGTTCGAGAGGGACATGACACAGGCCGACCTCGCCCGCTCGATGGGGGTGTCCCCGTCTGGCGTGACGAAGATCATGCGCAAGGGAACCGACATACGGGAGAGCACGCTGAAGAAGCTGTGCAAGTCGCTGGGGTGCAGGGCCGAGGACATCTGGTGATCGTCCTATGAGCGCTTTGGACGTGCCGGACTTCGACCTTGAGCCGCCAGACGAGCCCGTCACGCGCCGATGGTGCGACCGCTGCCGCAACTGGGCAGAGTGCCCTTGCGGGTGCGGCTGGGGCTGGTGCACCTACGCCGACGAGTTCACCCGGCCCGACGGAACCGAAGACTGCGGGGACTTCGACGGCGAGCCGCCGGAGATGGACGACGACCCCGCATGGGACGAAATCAGAGAGGAAGGAACGACCTATGACCGATAAAGACCCCGAGGACATGACCGCATCGGAGCTGCTGCGGAGTGGCAACAGCATCTGCGGACTATGCATGATGCTGACCGACGGCGACTGCATAAACCATGGCTGCCTCGACATCTTCACCACCCTCGCCAATAAGATCGACGCCGAGATCGTCAAAGCCTACAGCGAGAAGCTGAACACTTGCGCAATGAGATGGGCCAAGGCCAACGGATGGCCCGACTTCCGCGAGGGGGAGGACTTCGGCGCGTGGCTCGACCGATGCGCCCTCCCGCGGCCCCGCTTCGAGGACGGGGAGCCGGTGCAGTTCGGCGAGGAGGTGGAGCTGCACTACAAGAGCGGAGGGTGCGACAAGGGCAGATTTCAGGAGATTAAATACAACAAAGGCTCGGTGTGGATACTCTCGTTCACCGGCGTAGACCATGCCAGCGAGTACCGCTACGACAGCGAGCGCGACACCATCAAGCGCCCCGCCCCCGAGGCGCTGGGGGCCGACGGGAAGCCCATCGTGGAGGGCGAGACGGTGTACCGCCTGTCCGACGGCACCGCATGGAAGGTGACCAAGCTGCACCATTCCGAGCATCGCATCTCCGTCGTATCTGTTGGAGGCAAAGGGGTAACTGCTGGTGGGCGGTTCCTCACCAGCGAGTACACCCACACACTTCCAGAAACACAGGAGCGCATCGACGATGACGCCACCATGCATCCCGCCGCCTACTGCGCCGCTTACGGCATCGACCTCGGAGACGATCCCGACCGTGAGAAATCCACAACGTCCATGATCGCCGACCTGCTGCGCCGCCAGAGGGAGTACGACAAGCGGAAGGGAGGCGCGGAATGAAGATGTTCCGATGCGACGTGTGCGGATCACGGCTCAACAACCAAGATGACTGCTTCGTGCATCTGTCGGCGTTTTCGAAGCGCGTAGACGACAAATGGATGGAAAAGCGACTCAGCGTCAACGAGAGCATAGATGTGTGCCCCGAGTGCTGGGATTCCATCAGCCGCGCCGCCGAGGCCGAGATAAAGAAGTTGGGAGGCGAGTAGCCATGTGCGAGTACTGCGAAGGGGAACGCCCTCTGGCGATGGACGCCGCAAGCCCCAACAAGCGGGTCAACTGCTTCGTGATCATCGACGGTTGCCTCCGCACCGCCAACGACTACACGGTGCACGGCCCGCGCCTACCGCTCGACTTCTGCCCGAAGTGCGGGCGCGACCTGAGAGGGGGAGAGCAATGACGCCGCCGAAGCATCCGACTGTCTGCAACATCTGCGGGGGCAAGGTGTCCTACGTCTCCAACGCCCGCGTCTACGGCAGTAGGTACGGGAGCGGCTGGTGCTATCTCTGCGAGAGCTGCGGGGCCTACGTCGGCACCCACGGGCCGCGCCCGAGGGAGGCCCTGGGAATCCTCGCCGACAAGCGGATGCGCAGGCTGAAGATGGAGTGCCACGAGCTGTTCGACCGCACGTGGGATACGAACGCCGAGCGACGCGAGAGGTACGCGCGGCTCGCGAACAGGCTGGGAATCCCAGTCGCCGAGTGCCATTTCGGTCAATTCGACGCTCCGATGTTGGAGCGGGCGCTTGCGATACTCAAGGAGGAAGGCAATGACTAGGCTATACATCTCCGGCCCCGTGACGGGCAAGCCGAACGACAACATCCAGGCGTTCGAGGATGCGCGACGAAAGCTGCGGCGCTACTACATGGTAGACATTCCGCACGAGTACGTATATGCCGAAACGACTCACGAAGAGGCCATGGCCATCCTCTTGCACCAGCTGACGGATCGCACGTACTCGTGCCGCAAGGGAAAGCTCGCCAACCTCTACGACGGCGTGGCCCTCCTCCCCGGCTGGGAGCAGTCGGAGGGCGCTCGCTTGGAGAGGGCCGTCGCCGAGGCCTGCGGCATCCCGGTGAAGACCGTGGACGAGTGGTTGGAGGAGGCGCGATGAGGCTAAGGTGCATCAGCGCAGGCAGGTTCGCAGACGCTACAAACAACGGCAACCTTGTCTTTGTCGAAGTCGGCGAGGTGTGGGAGCGCGTCCCCTACATCTCCATCAGCGGATCGCCATACGCAAGGCTCAACAGGGAAGGCCGTAGCATCCTCCTGTGCGAGAGCCTTCTGGGTGAGTTCTTCGAGGAGGTGGCCGAATGATCGATGCAAAGCGCGGGGAAGAGCGCATCATGCGCGTAACCGAGATCGACGGTGAGCGCACCTCGTGGGTTGACGAGGGCGAGGAGGCAACCGATGAGCGATGACGAGCGCAATAAGTTGTTGGGCTTCCTGGCTGAGCTTCGCGACCTGTGCGGAAAGTACGGCTACGAGATCGGCGGCTGCGGCTGCTGCGGGTCTCCGTGGCTGAACACCAGCAAGGACGGCCCGACGAAGACCTTCGATCTCTACGCCGACGGTGGAGAGGCATCTGTTTGGATCGATGGAGAGGGTGAGGTGACGACGAATGAGCGATGAGCTGAAGCCGTGCGGCGAATGCGGGCGGTGGGTCGAGATCCCGCTCGATGACGGCGGCGACTGCAATGGAGACGAGCGCATAGGCGTGTGCCAGTGCGCGTGGAGGATCGACCTGTCCGACAGCACGCCGCTCTTCGAGGGCATCTGCCCCGACGATGAGCAGCCGGACTGCGAACACTGGATTCCCGCTCCAGAGAGCCTCGCCGCCCGCGCCATCGCCCTGGTGCGCGCCTATACAGACGATGAAATGTGCTTCCGCGGCGAGGCGAGGAAGCTCGCGCGCTGGTTCGACGAGCGCGGCAAGGAGGACTTGGCGCTGTTCGTGGAGGCGCAGTTCGGCGGAGCGGGAACGTTCTCGACCATGGAGATCGATCCGCTGCCGATGGTCGCGCGTGACATGTACGCCACAATCGCGGAGCTTGTCGGCCTAGACAGTCCCGTGACGCGGGGGTACCGCGAGCGTCTTGCCTGGTACATGATCGAGTTTGAGCGCAGGGAGGCGCGAACGCGCGGGGAGGACCAGTGCTAGCCCGAGCCGCCCTGGCGGCGGCGCTGGTGCCCCTGGGTCTTGTGTGCTGGGTGAGCCTGAGCGAGGTTAGGAGGTTCGGGCGATGGGAGACGACGAGCAGCGCCTCTACGAGCCGTATATATTCATCGGAGGCGAATGGGAGCACGTCGGCGAAGGGATGCTCTTCGACGAGCCGTGCATAACTGGAGGGGAGGCCATAGAAAAGTTGATGCGTGACGCGAATGCGAGCTTCTACTGCTCGGGAGACGAGTTAAACAGCCTCGTGCTGACTATCAGGGAGGGTTGGTCGTATTTAAGGAGAGTTTCAAAAGTCCTTGCCCGCAGCCGCCGCAATAACAAGACGGTCAAGAGGTATGCCCACGGGCGAACACAGAGGACGAGGAGGAAACGATGAGAGTTCTAATGTCCTGCGAGGAGTCCAAGGCGGTCACCTCGCAGCTTAGATTGGAGGTCGAATGACAACCAACTATCAGAGGCACTTAGGCGGCTCTCTGCGGGCAGCTGAGACGCTTAGCAGCGCCGGCATCTGCTGGGGGACGCTGACGGGGGATATACTCTGCGGCGACCCGTGCGAGGATTGCCCGATGCACGACGGGGAGAAGTGCGACGACAGTGTTGAGAGGTGGCTAGAATGGCTCTTGAGAGAGGCGGAGCAATGAGCGGGTTTTATAGGTTCCCGGCGATGGCCAAGCTTGGAGAGTTTACGAACGAGGAGCAGGCCGAGAAGGTGTGGGATGAGGCAACCGAGGCGTTCAACGCCCTACTCGACAGCCTGTGGGACTACGACACGGGGACGCGCCGTGAAGAGATGAGTGACTCCGACCGCACCGCCTACGGCATGGAGCTTATGGACGTGATCCACGCAGCCGAGACGGCGCTGCGGATTGAGTTCAGCGATGAAGAGGTTGAATCATTGAAAGACGCCGTGATTGTGAAGAACTATAACCGAAGGTATTACAGAGAGGATGTTAGGTTTTATGTCATCAATCGGTATCTCGCACAACTTAATAAAGACTGATCGCGGTTATTGCTGAAAGGACAATCAATGAGCGATAGCATCATACAGAGCGAGCGCGCGTGCTACGCGACGGGCGCCGAGCACGGCCTCGATATGGTATAATGGCAAAGACGGTTGATTAGGGCCTCCGTCGGTATAACACTTTCCAAGTGCGTGAAAAGCCGTCATCTGCCCTAATCAGATGGCGGCTTTTCTGTTAGGTTGAGGCATGGAAAAATGGCGCGATGTCAGGGGGTACGAAGGGCTTTACCAGGTGAGTAGTGAAGGTAGAGTCAGATCATTAGACCGATACGTTACTCATTCGAGAAACCCCGATTTCAACGCTCTTCGGAAGGGAAAAATCATGTCCCCGGTAAACCATGGAAATGGTTATCTGTACGTTTCGCTGACGATGAGAGGAAAAAGGAAAAACCATTACATTCATCGCTTGGTTGCTGAAGCTTTTGTAAGAAACCCGAATGCATTCAACGAGGTAGACCATAAAAACAGAAATCGCCGTGATAACAGGGCAGAAAATCTAAGGTGGGTTGACCACGCAGATAACATGGCGAACGCTGAAATGGGTGGAGTTCCGCGCGATTCGTGGAAAAAGCCAAAAAGCGGAGAGAAGCACATAAAGAGGTCTAACAACAGATGGCGCGTTGTAATCGCAAGGAAAGATCTTAGGATAGACAAAGGCTTTGAAACAATCGAGGAGGCTGTAGAGTTCAGAAACAGCCTTGGTAAGGAGGTGATTGGAAATGTCGGATAGCTTGATTCAGAGCGAAAAGGCCTGTTACGCAACTGGCGCGACGGTAGGCCTTGACCGGCACCATTAACGTGTTCAAGGCGTCCCGCCGCAAGCTGTCGGAGCAGTACGGCCTTTGGGTGTGGCTGAGGCACGACGTGCACATGGCCATGCACGACCACCGACCGCCATACGAGACTTTGGAGAACGATCTCAAGCGCGTTGCCCAGGAGGCCTTCGAGGCCAACGGGGGCACGCGCGAGGAGTTCATGGCGATTTTTGGCGCGAATTATATTTACAACCAACACGAAAGCGAGCAGCGATGAAGAGCATCCTTCTGCCACGAAGCTACAGCAGCCCGTCAGGTGTTATCAACATCGCCAACGAAGTCTTGCGGCGAGGCTTCGACGAGTTCCCAGACCTCATGTATGATACGATCTACGTATTCAGCGACAGCAATGGGCGGTGCCGCCTCGTTGCTAAGATCGAGGTCGAGGGCTACAAAATCGAGGTCGTAGACCGCCCGTGGTTCGACGGCGAGGACGGCTACCAGCCCGGGGACTGGCTCAAACCAGGCGAGGGCGGCAGGGCAATCGACGAGCTGATCGAGAAGGCCGAGGAGCGAACCTGCTACACGCCTTACATTGGCATCGGCAAGCTTGACGGCTCTGGCAACGAGCGGTGGGTCAAACTAGATGCAGCGATGACGTTAGGTTAGCTGGAAAGCGAGGAACGATGAACGTAGAGCAATGGGACATAGGGCGGCTTAAACCGTTTCACAACAACTCACGAGTTCACGACGAGAAGAATTTGAAAGCGATTAACGCCAGTATCAACCGCTTCGATTGGTTGCAGCCTATTGTCGTTGACAAGGACGGCGTTATCATCATGGGCAACGGTCGTCTCGAAGCAGCAAAGCAGCTTAATATGGAGAAGGTTCCAGTGCTGGTAGCAGATTGGCTCACAGAAAACGAGGTAGCTGCCGCTCGCGAGGCAGACAACATGACTCAAGACTTGTCGTTTTTCGACATTGACTTACTTAACGAGAATTTGGAGCAAATCGACTGGCTTGACTGCGACATGACGCAGTTCGGGTTCTATCTCGACGGAGAGAACTACGGGGGGGGTACTCGCAGAAGACCGACGGGCTTTTCTACGAGCCGAGCGGCATAA